CAATGGGAATGCCAAGCATTAACATTATATTCAGAGAACTTGCAAAGACATTTGAACAGAGAAATGACAACGGAATTGTTGCTTTAGTCCTTGCAAATAATTCTGGAATGAATCCGAAAGAATACAGACCGGGAGATGATCTGGATGCTTCGATTGCAAAAGATGCAAAAATACAAATCCAGTTTGCAATGGAAGGTGGAAGAGAAAAGCCGCAGAAAGTAATCTGCTTTTTTGGACAGTCTGAATATGCAGATCTTGATACGATCCTGGATGAACTAGACAATGTAAAATTCGATTATCTTACATTCGGATCAGCATTACAGGAAGATCAGAAAGCAAAAGTAACGAAATGGATCAAAGAAAAAAGAGAATCAGGAAAGAAAGTAAAGGCAGTTCTTGCAAATACAACAGCGAACGATGAAGGAATTATCAACTACACGACTGAAAGTGTGACGATTAGTGGAGAAGAATATGATGCTGACAAGTTTTGCTCAAGGATTGCAGGAATCCTTGCAGGAACACCGCTTACAATGAGCTGCACGTACACAGTTCTGGAAGATGCAGAAAGCTGTACAAAATTATCCAAAAAAGAAATGGATGAAAAGATTGATGCAGGGGAGTTTATTGTGTTTAGGGATGGTGATTACATCCGTGTTGCAAGGGGCATCAATTCATTAACAACTGTATCAGATACAAAAACAGATGATTTTAAAAAAATAAAGATGATTGATGTGATGGATCACGTTTCGACCGATCTTACAGATACGATCAAAAACAACTGGTTAGGGCAGTATCCGAATAATTATGACAACAAATGCTTACTATTAGCGAATTGCCAAGAATATTTGGATGGACTTGTATCAAGAACAATTTTATCAAGTGCGTCAATCGAAATTGACATCGAAGGAAACAAGAAATACCTAGAGAGCAAAAACGAAGACACTGTGAACATGACAGAAGATCAGATCAAAAAAGCGCTTACTGGGGAAAATGTTTTCTTAAGTTCACAGATGGGAATTCTTGACGCAATGGAAAACTTTAATATAGACATTGTAGTTTAGGAGGTACAAATGAAGACATTTGAAGATAATGACGTAATCAACGGCTCATGGGGAGAAGTATGGGTCGATAATGATTATATGGCACAAGCAACAGCACTGGAAGCAACAATCAAATTTACAAAAACAGACGTACCGCAGACAGGAAGATTGAATTCAGGAAAAAAAGTAACAGGTATCGAAGGAAGCGGAACGCTGAAATTAAATCACGCTTCATCTTATTTCAAAAAAAGAATTCTGACAGATATCAAAAATGGAAAAAACACACCATGCACGATTATTTCGAACTTAGATGATCCGACAGTGAATGGAAATGAGCGAGTTAAATTGACGAATTGTACGTTCGACGAAGTGAAACTTGTTGACTGGGAAGCAAACAAGTTAGGAGAAGAAAGTATTCCATTTACATTTACAACAGCCGAAATGCTGGATACAATCGACGATTAGAAGGAGAAAAAGAATGAATTTAATTGATAAATTATTAAGCGTAGACAAAGAAGAACTGACAAAAGAATGTACAAAAACATATCACAGTAAGAACATGGAACGACTGACTGGAGATGGAGAGATTACGCTGCGAAAAGTCAAAGAAAGAAAGCTGAGAGAACGTGCATTAAATACATTGGACAAGAAAGGAAACTTACTCCTGGTAAATGCACATGATTCAGATCTCCTTGTATTGATGGACGGAGTAAAAGAACCAAACCTAAAAGATGAAAGACTTTTAGAACATTTTGGAGCAGCAACACCAAAAGACTTAGCTGAATTATTGTTTGATGGAGAGATACAGGAGATCTCAGATGCAATCAATAATTTTTACAAGGACCAGGAAGACGAAGCAACAGAGAATGATGTAAAAAACTAATTTACGAAGACGGAGAGATCAATACCATGTACTGGTTATTCCGTCTTCATAATATTTTACCAAGAGATTTTACAGAAATGAGCAGTCATGAGCAAATGATCATGGCTGCTTTTGTGCATCAGGAGATTGAAGATATAAGGAAGGAGAATGAACAACTAAATGGCAAATAGATTTGTAGATGCAACGTTGCGTTTAGTGGATAAGTTCTCCTCTCCGCTTTCCAAAGCAACCGCAGAAATGCAAGCGAAGGGAAGACAGATCCAGAAAACGGCAAATAGCATCAAGCGAACTGGAAAAAACTTAGAATCCGTAGGGACATCGTTGGAAAAAAAGGTAACGGTGCCGATTATCGGAATCATGGCCGCTTCTGGAAAAATGGCGGACACATTTGAAAAGGATATGGGGCAGGTAAACACACTGCTCGATAATCATAATCACTTGAAAAGCTATAAAAACATGGCAATCAAGACATCAAATGAAACAGGCATAGCACTGCATACGATATCCGAAGGAGTTTACCAGATGATTTCCAGTATTGGAGACTCTGGAACAAAAACACAAAAGATTTTCAATGTTGCGGCAAAAGCTGCAAAGGGTGGCGGATCATCTGTACAGGAATCCGTGGCACTGATCAGCTCTGCTATGAAGGGGTATGACAGTGTAAATGTAAAAACAGCACAAAGCATCTCAGACATGGCTTTTCAGACTCAGAAATTAGGGGTCACAACCTATAAAGAATTAGCGGCATCGATGCAACCGCTATTCCCGTTGGGAAAATCATTAAATGTGTCATACCAAGAACTCTTTGGATCCATGGCAACCTTGACAGGTGTTACTGGCAATACTGCGGAAGTTACAACACAGATGAAAGGATTGTTCACAGGTTTGTTAAAACCAACAGAATCCATGAGCAAACTGATGCAGAAATACGGCTATGAAAATGGTCAGGCTATGATAAAAGCAGAAGGAATGCAGGGAGTGCTGAAAATCTTGCAGAAAGAAACAGGTGGGCAGTCAAATAAGATGGCTCAGCTTTTTAGCAATTCAAGAGCATTAACCGCAGCGTTAGCACTGACTGGAAGCCAGTATGAAACGTTCAAAGAGAAGACTGCAAAGATGGGGAAAGCTCAGGGATCAACGGAAAAAGCTTTACAAGATATGCAGACATCTATGAGTAAGCTTCGAAAAACAATCAATGTTGTAAAAAATTCATTAACTGTATTTGGAAGTGCAGTATTACAGGTAGTAGTACCGCCAGCAACAAAGGCAGCGAACAAGCTCAGCGAGTTGACAGATAGATTTTCGAAGTTGTCTCCAGAAACGCAGAAATTTATTGTGAAAGTAGCATTGATTGTAGCGGCAGTTGGTCCGGCGATCGTGATTATCGCGAAACTAACACAAGGAGTTGGTGCGCTGTATTGGAATGTCGGAAGAATGATAAAAACTGTCCAAGGGGCAGAAAGTTTTGCTTCTTTAATTACTCCGGGTGGAAAAATTGTTTTAATTTTGACAGGAATTGCAATTGCTGCAGTTTTGGTATACAAAAATTGGAATAAAATTACGGCAGCAGCAAAAAATATGCAAAAAACGGCAGTCACAGCACTGAATGCAGCAGGCGTTGATACGAAAAAACTAGGATCAACTGTAAAGAGCATTGCTAAGACAGCTAGTTCAGCATTTGGAACAATAGGAAAAGGAGCAGGAAAGATTATAAGTGGCTTAAGGCCAGTAGCAACATTTCTTTCTGGAGCATTTAAAAAAACGTTTAATATTGTTTTGAGATTTGTAGTAGCAAGATATGCTGGATGGCTGAAATCGACGATTGATGTTGCGCATGGAGTCACAACAGCATTTAAAGGAATTATAGAATTTATTTCAGGCGTATTTACTGGAAACTGGAAAAAGGCATGGAATGGAGTAAAAAATATATTCAAGGGAGCATTTGAAGCACTTGTTGGTATTGCAAAAGCTCCACTTAATACAGTGATTGGACTTGTGAATACAGCAATCAGTGGATTAAACAAGGTTAGTGTAAAAATTCCATCATGGGTGCCTGGAAAATATGGTGGAAAACAATACGGTATCAATATTCCTAAGATTCCAATGCTAGCAAAAGGAACAAATAACTGGAGCGGTGGAATTGTGCAGATCAATGAGAAAGGTGGAGAAATTGTAGATCTTCCAAGAGGAAGCAGAGTTTACCCACACGACGATTCTGTCAGAATGGCACGGAATGAAGGAAAGAAAGTCTACAAGATAGAAAAACTTGCGGACACAATCATCGTAAGAGAAGAAGCTGACATTGATAAAATTGCTGAAAGAATTGCAGACAAACTAGAAGCAGTACCAGCATAAGGAGAACGTTATGGAAATATGGTTAAACAATGGAAATGACAAGATCCGGTTCCCGGTATTGCCATCAAGTTTCAAAATCGGAACGTCACAAAACAACACGTCAGAAAATGTGCATAGAAAAGGAGAAATAAATCTGTTAGGCGAAAGGAACTTAGAAACAGTAGAGCTAAGTTCCTTTTTTCCAGCTCAGGAATATGATTTTTGTCAGTACAAAGGATTTAATACAAATCCATATACGTACATCAATAAGATAAAGGACTGGAAACAGAATAAGATCACTCCGACACTTGTGATAACTGGAAGAGCTGATTTTAACAAGTATGTATCTATAGAATCTTTGGAGTATGGAGAAGAAGATGGATCAGGAGATGCAGCATTTACAATCAGTTTAAAAGAGTACATCACAATATCTTATTCAGGAAAAAAGAAAAAAACATCGGGAGGGAAAAAAGTAAAAAAGAAATCTGGAAAGAAAAGAAACTCAAAGAGTAAAAAGACTATAAAATATACCGTTCGATCTGGAGATACATTAAAAAAGATTGCCAAGAGCAAAACAGGAAAATCTGCCAACGCTTCGAAGATCTATGCAAAGAATAAAAGCGTGATCGAAAAAGCGGCAAAAAAACATGGTAGAAGAAGCAGTAGTAAAGGAAGATATATTTATCAGGGAACGAAGTTGGTGATAACGGTATGAAAATTACATGGAAAGGAAATGACATATCTGATCTGGTTAATACAGTAACGTGGTCAGGAAGTGCTTATTCATCTGCACGATCCTTAGAATTTGCTCTTCCAAATCCAGCAGGAGATCCGAATGTAAAAACGCCAAACATAAAAACAGGCGATCTTATTTGTTTTTATGATGGTTCCAAGAAAAAGTTTCATGGAAAAGTTACAAAAAGAGAACGAAAAGGCGAAGCAGGTACAATAAGCTATACAGCGTACGATTATTTATTGTATCTGACCAGGAGCAAAGGAACGTACAAATTCAAGAAAAAAACGCCTGAACAGATCACAAGACTGATTTGCAAAGATCTGAAAATTAAAGTAAAAAACATTGCAAAAACAAAAGTAAAAATTAAGAAAATGCTTTTTACAGATAAAGAATATTACAACATGATTCTTGCAGCGTATACAAAAGCCCGAAAAAAAACAGGAACAAACTACCAGATCTTAATGGAAGGTGATCAATTATCAGTGATCAAAAAAGGAAAAATGTTAGATGTTACGCTAAATCAAAGCGAAGGCATAACAGAATCAAGTTATGAAGAAACAACTGATAACATGATCAACAAGGTTGCAATTTACAACTCCAAGAACAAAAAAATCGGTACAGTATCTAATAAAAACTGGATCAGCACATATGGAACATTTCAGGATTCTTTATCTGTTGAAAAAGGAAATGGAAAAAAAGAAGCAAAGAATACCTTAACAGGATTAGAAAAAACAGCATCTCTAACAGCAATTGGAGATATAAGGTGTATCTCTGGTTATGGAATCAAAATTCACGATGTAGATTCTGGACTTGACGGAAATTTTTGGATTGAAAATGATTCACACACTTTTGAAAATGGAATCCATACAATGACGCTAGAACTGGCGTTTAAAAATATCATGGAAACAGAAAGTGATGATGCCGAATCAAGTTCAAGTTCTGGAACTGTAAGTACAGGCATATTAAACGGAAGAAAAGTGAAAGCCTTATTTACAGCATATTATCCGGCATCAAATAAAATGGAGGGTGGATATTATGATTGTAAAGGAAAGAAGCTTGATCCAAGTAAATATACATGTGCTGCACCTGGTTCTGTGAAATATGGAACGCAAATACAAGTGCTTGGAACAAAAACGAGCAGAGATAAAAAAGTTCATAAGGTTAATGATCGTGGTGGCGCAATAAAAATTGTAAATGGCGTGTATCACTTTGACTTGCTCATGAAAACAAAAGCTCAGTGCAACAGATTTGGAAAACGAACAGGATATGCGATCATAGGAAATGGAACAGGATTCAAACAAAAGAAAGTTGATACCAAGCAAGCAGATAAAGTAATATCAAAAGCCAAAAAATACATAGGAAAAGTAAACTATGTATTTGGAGCATCGTCACCTGATTTGGGAAAAAGTGATTGTTCAGGTTTTACGTCATTTGTATTTCGAAAGGCGACAGGGAAGCAGATAGGAAGAAGTGCAAACGTTCAGGCGACAAGAGGAAGTAAGGTACAGAAAAAAGATCTGAGAAAAGGAGATCTTGTAATCTTCCAGGGAACATACAAAGCAGGACCATCGCATGTTGGCATTTACATCGGATCTAATAAATTTATTCATTGTTCTAATGCTGGAGTAAGAATAAGTAGCTTACAAAATGGTTACTATGCAAAACATTGGATGCAGGGAAGGAGAATCTTGTAATGAACGCATATGAAAGAATGTTAGAAGTTATGAGAAAACAAGGAAAAAAAGATAATCCGGCATCAATTGAAATTGCTTATGTCTCAGATGGACAAGTAATCCATCATGGACAGAAATTGGACAAAGATGATTATTTAATTACAGAAGGATTATCTCTGAAAAATGGAGATAAAGTTCTGATCGTACAGATAAACGATGAAGAATATGTAGTTATATGCAAGGTGGTGAGTGCGTAATGTTTCCGTTTGAGAAAGATACAGAAGAATTAGAAGAGGAAGAAGAAATTGAATATTATCCGAAAGAATATGATATTGATTTCTCTTCTGGAAAACTAAATGGGAAAATAGCAGAAGGAGCAAGAGCGTTAGCTGTATGGGCGTATTTTACAATTAAAATTGAAAGATATCGTTTTGTGCAGTATTCGTGGGAATACGGATCAGAAATCAATGATTTGATAGGATATACGCATTCTGATGAATATGTAAAAAGCGAGATAAATCGACTCATAACAGAATGCTTGGAACCGAATGCCTATATCACAGGCATAACAGATCTTGAAGTAGACAGAAGCAAAGAAACAATGAATATAAAATTCAGATTGCTAACAGAGTATGGAGATGAGGAGATGAATATAGATGTATGAAGATATGACAATGGATGTGATCATGGAAGAAATGATGGAAGAAATGCCAGATGGATTGGATACATCTGAGGGATCACTAATTTATCACTCATGTGCAAAACACGGAGCAAGACTGGAAGAAGTATATACAGAATTGTCGGCACTTGTTGATAATCAGTACAGCGACACTGCTGATCTGGATCATTTGGTAAGATTCGGACAAGAAAAAGGTGTGTACATAGAAGAAGCAACACCAGCACAATTTGAAGGTGTATTTAATGCAACTGTACCGATTGGAACGGAATTCAGCGGAGATGATTACAACTACATTGTAACAGATGTGATCAATGAAGAAGAACATAAGTATAGACTGGAATGTGAAGATGCAGGAACAGAACCAAATGGATGGACCGGAGATCTTATGTGCCTGGACGACATCGACGAGTTAGAAGATGCACAGTTGACGAAATTATTGGTTCCAGGAACAGACGAAGAAGATGAAGAATCTTACAGGATGCGAATAGAAGATTCTTTTGGAATTAAACCGTTTGCAGGAAACAAAGCATACTACAAAGAAGAAGTAGAAGCGATCGATGGAGTTGGTGGAGAAAAGACATACAGGAGAAAAGGCAGCAGTATATCAACTGTTATCATATCAGATGAATACAGAAAAGCATCGAAGGAGCTGATAGATTCAGTACAGACGCAAGTAGATCCGGTACAAAATCATGGAGAAGGAATTGGAATTGCTCCGATAGGTCATGCTGTGATCATATCAACCGTAAATGAGTATACAGTAAATGTATCAGCAGTAGCGACTTACGATACTGGATACTCAGCAGAAGGTTTGAAAACGCAGATTGAAGATGCGATCGAAGAATATATGTTATCACTGCGAAAAACATGGGTTGATACAACTTCGATTATTGTGAGAAGGGCAGCAATAGAAAACGCGATATACAATATTGACGGAATTACAGACGTAACAAACGTACTCATAAATGGCGGTACTGAAAACATTACGTTGCAAGAAAATGTAATACCAATAAAGGGGGCGGTGTCATGCAGTTAGAAATCCCGGCAGCAATAGAAAACATAGATGAAATCATGGCAATTTATGCAGCAGAAGAAAAGGTTGGGCAACGCCTGGAAAAAGAAATAAGGGATAGAGATCTTGATACTTGTATTCGCACAGCAACCGAATACGGAATATCGAGACGAGAAAAAATCCTAAAAATACAGCCGCAGGATACAGATAGCCTGGAAGATCGAAGATTTAGAGTGCTAATAAAATGGTACGACGATTATCCATATACATACAACGATCTCTTAAATCGCTTAAATAATCTACTGGGCAATGGAAATTATACACTGGTAGTATTGCCAGAAGAAATGGAACTAAAATGCCTGGTTGAACTGACCAGAAAACAAATGTATGCAGATTTTGAAAAGTTAATGGATGAAATTGTTCCGATGAACATGACGATGGATATAGGACTGCGATACAACCAGCACGAAACACTACATGCATTTACACACGATTATTTGAAAAAATATACACATGAACAGGTTAGAAATACTGTTCTGAAAGGAGAATAAAGATGGCAACAAAGACAACGAACTACGGATTAACAAAACCGGACGGAGCAGATTTCTACGATGTCGATGTGCAGAATGATAACATGGATATTATTGATAAGCAGATGAAAGCAAATGCGAATGATATTGCGCAGCTAAATTCTGACTTAAATAACAGAATAGAATTTACAATTACTAGCATAGATTCAAAAT